GCCATCTGAGCGGCTTTAATAGCAAGCTGTGCGGCCATAAGAGCGATACCAGCTACGAACTTAACGACCATCAGGCCGAATTCTAGGGTAGCCTTAGCCGCACTACCTGCGAAGCTTGCGGCAATCTTAGCACCAGATACAACTGCTTGTGCAGATGCAATAGCGAAGTTCTTAACGGCTGAGGCTGATACCTTAACAAACTCAACTACCGCCTTAGCTGACATAGTTGCAAATCCTTTAATAATCTTTGGTAGTTCCTGTGTGACCCAGACAGCAGCAGTTTTAGCTGCGTTTGCGACTGAGCTTGCTACCATCTTCCCGAACTCAAGAGCCGCTTGTGCCGCAACGACTGCGAACTGAGCTCCGATTTGTACGATCTTAGGAAGCAAGAAGGTAGTGATAACAATACCCCAGTTTATAAGGGCTTGCTTGTGATCGTCTATCCACTTCTTGAATTCATCGAACTTCTTACCTACGAAGTCAATACCATTAGTTACGAAGTCGGTGATAGCATCTTTAGCACCCTTGAATGCACCAACTATGAGATCGACACCACCAGTTACAAACCCGACGATAGCATCTTTTGCTCCGCCGAAGTTATTAGTGATCCATGTAGTTATAGCTGTACCGAACTCGATTATCTTAGTGAGAACCCAGATGATTCCGGTAGCGAGGTACGTGATGCCGAGAATAAGCCCAGCGAGTGCACCGCCTACGAGTATTGCAATCGCCTTAGCAACAGTACCAATGACGTTACCAAAGATTTCCATAGCATTTACGCCGGGGAATAAGCTCTTCAAGAATTCCTTGAACTTGTCGATGAGCGGCTGTAGGTGGACGGTGATAGGTTGTATCGCCTTCATAAGACCGTCCCATGCCTTGCCCAGTGCGTCGAGAGCTGGCTTTAAGATACCCATGAGTATCTTCTCAAACTCTTTGATGGTATCTCCTGCACCTTTCCATACTTCGTTAAAGCCTTTTTTAAAGTCTTCATTCTTGTTGTATAGAATTATGATTCCACCGACTACGGCTGCGATTGCAGCGGCGAGAAGAACCCACGGGTTAGTTAGAAATGGTGCAAGACTGGCAAACCCAGACTTTAGACCATCAACCTTACCCATTATAACTGTAGGAATGTTTCCTATCTTCTGAGCTAGACCGCCAACCTTATTGCCCGATTCATCTACTGTTCCGAAGATTGCCTTCTTGAACTTTCCAAGACCACTAGCTGCTGTTTGGAATGATTTAGCTACACCAGCAACCTGATCGATAATAGCTTGTGCGAATTTAATCGCAGCAATACCGCCGATAATACCAGCGAAAATCTTAGCCCATTTGCTTGCACCCTCTAAGCCACCACCAATTTGGTCGAACAGGTTACCCAGTTCCCCAAGCTGTGCGGCATCGAAAGGAGCCCCACCAGCACCAGAGTCTTTCTTATCCTTGCCAGATGTCTTGTCTGGTAGCACATTCATCTTATCGAATGATGCTAGTGATTTGTTTAGCTTATCTGCTTGGTCGTTAGCGTCGCCAAGACCACCAGCTAGATCGTCTGCGTTGCCAGCGGCGGCACCAGTACCATCGGCGACACCTGTCATATCTTTCTGAAGCTTAATCGCCGGAAGACCGAAGAGTTTAGCGAAGAAGTTGAATAACGTAATCATTACTGTTATCAGTTTAACAACAGCAGAAGTCAATACCTGAACTACTTGTGTTAGGAAACTGAAGAATGATACGATGTTTTCACGACCGATTGTTTGAATAATGGCAGCAAGACCCTGAGTCATCGTGTTCTTAAGCACGTTGAATGAGAACTGCATACCCGTCATACGAGCTCTTGCCTGTTTAGCAATGTCACCCGTACCTGTTGATAATTTAGTCAATGCTGTCGTGAAGGCGGCCATTGACTCTTTACCAGTCGTAAGGGCTTCACCAAGGGCGTTAGCGTTAACATAACCCATAGATTTAGCAACCTGTGTCAACTGGAATGACATGTTCTGTGTAAGTGTTCTCCACTCACGCATGTCTGGCTTACCACGTTCTAGAGCCTGGGCAAACTGAATAGCCGCCTGGCGTTGTTCTTCGAGGCTAGAGTCACCCGCAATAAGGGCGTTGTTCAAACCTACAAAGATAGCTGTAGCGGCTTTTACGTTATGAGTAGCACCTGTGAAACGGGTAACCATGGATGTGGCATCAGCCAAGTTACCACCAACCTGTCCTACGTAGTTACGTAGAGCGTCCATAGATACAGTAGCATCTTTAGTGGATACACCCATAGATGCCATTGTAGCTGGGAAGTTGTTCATCAAGTCAACTTGTTTGACGGCTTGACTAGAAACGTCAACAAGCTCCAAGAAGAGCTTATTTATTCCTGCTGAAAGAACGGTTGTCTTAGCAATGTGACCGATGTAGTTCTTTTGAGAACCAGAAGCACGATCAGTTGCGTTGGCAACCTTATTAGTAGCGGAAGCTGTTTGCTCCGCTCTCGCCGCCGCAGCACGCATTTGTACAGCTAGAAGTTTAGACTCACCAGCATTGGTGTTAAGATACTTCTTAAGCGTCATGCCAGCTTCTTTAGCTGACGCTTCTAGTCTTGCAAGCTCCCTGGTGGCTTCATCTACTCCAAGGGTCTTGATCCAGAATTCCATTGTGGATCTCATGATTCGGCGATCTTTCTATATTGTTTTATTAGCTTTCCTACAAGACTACCCTTTTTCGAGTGTGGAGCTGCAGCAATTAAAACATGATTGTAAAACTCTATAGCTCGCTGTTTCTCTGCCTGTAGGAGCAGAGCCGTCACTTGTGCATTGGTTAGCTTTTGTGCGGAGTCGAGGTCGTACTGAGGGTAGAAGTAACAAACCCTTGTGATAAGGTCTACTACGTCTGCGTCCGAACTAGGATCTTCTGTTTCTGGGGGCTGTAGGGGTTGTACCTCTACGTTGTCTCCGAATACCGCCCTAACTCGTGCTTGGGCTTCTTCAGGACTCAAAGGCATTACTGACCTGTGCCAAGCTCTTTCTTGATCATCTCGTTGAAAGCGGCTTGTACGTTTACTGGTTGGTCTTCCAGTGTGTCTTTAATGTTTTCTTCGTGTCCCACCGGAACCACAAACTTGTACAACTCAGACATTGCTTCGTCGCTTAATTTTGCTTGCTTATCCGTGTCTGTTTCTTTTTCGATTCCACCAAACTTTTTAGCTACTTCTCGCATTTCACGAACGGTAGGTTTGTTGAACTCGAACTCTTTTGTACCAATAGTGAATGAGAACTTAGTCTCAAGGCTACCAGTTAAATCATATTTTGCCATAATTGTGAACTCCTTTGGTTCTGTTTATGTAGTTGGTTTAGGAAACGTAAGTTTCGTCAGCCTGTAAGAACTGAACTGTTGCGTCCCCTGCTTGTGGCTCACCGATGAACATGACTGCTACTGTTCGTAGACCGTCTGCAACGTCGATTGAGTCGATTTGTGTACGAGCACGTACTAGACGCATAACTTGGGCGTTTGTGCCGCAAGCGTAGATGTCTAGAGGGTTGTACACGTCGCTAGTTGTGCATGATGCTGCTGTAATGTCGATCGCACCTTGTGGTTGTGCTACTGTTTCACCTGTTGACAGTGTTCCGCCCATTGGGACGTAGAACTGTGGAAGAACTGTAGCCAAGGATGCAATGTCGTTGTCAAGGAGCGTCAGCGTAACTGTAGTACTCATACCCGTCTGGGTTGTGTACTTGTTTCCGTCCAAAGTTGAAGTGTCGCTCGTGTCAACGCTGTAATCTACTGAGATTTCAGAAACGTTGCTAAGAGTGTTTGCCCCCCATTTGAAGTTGAATGGACCTTTTACTAATGCCATTTTTTTTGTCCTTTAGCTTATTTGTATGTTTTGTTTGTATAGTCGGACTTGAGCTTGTAAAAGTCCAATCCGTCTGTTTTCGTTTTCGAGATCATCGTCCTGTGCGAACTGTGTTGCCCGTGAGTAGATCGTTTCGAATCCCTCTAGGTTGACACAGGTAGAACAGTTGAGTTTCTCTTCGAGACTGAACAATGAACGTTCAATTTCTTTCCCTGCCAGTGAGCGACGATAGATGTTAAAGGTGTAAAGCTTTAGCATTCCGCCATCTGCTGTGACTAAATCTGGCGAACCACCAGCTACTACTACTAACCAAGCGTCATCAGGGGAGTCTAGTGGTAACTGTCCTAGGTACAAATCATCGTTGAATGTTCCTATATTGTTATCCTCTAGCCACTTGACAAATGCTTCTCCGACTGTTTTTGTATCTATCATCTAGTATACTCCGGATGGTTAGCGGCAAAGTCTGCCATGAACGTAGCCTGAGTGTCTCTGAAAGCCTCTTGACCGAAGCCTCGGCCTGTGCCTGGCTTGGTGTAATTTCGGTATACTCTACCATTACTTGTACCAGCTTCTTGAGCCGCTGCATAGGGAGCCAGCCATCTAACGATAGCTTGGTTGCCTAACACCTGATACCTAACCGATCGTCTAAGACGAAAGCTTTTGGCTGGGGTGCGATCATTTGCGTTCAAGTGCTTGCGGTAGGTCTGTACGAATTGTTCGGGAGCCAAGTGACCTGTAGCCACTACCATTCTTCCGTATTCGGCCAGATGGTCATCTGCAAACTTAACTGATGCTTTGAGACTGATCATATGCTAGTCCTGCAACTTTCTGTAACCTGCAATAGATATTATCTATCGTGTTATTAAGTAATTTTCGTTCTGCGATATTCGCACTAGAGATTTTGTACCAGTTGCTCTGCGAAAACGGAGCCACTATGATGTACATTCCTTCTAGGTCATCTTTCTTCTCAAGAACTGTAGCGTGGGTTGGTAGCAGATAAACTGCTGCCTCAGAGTTCTCCATTTCGGAGTTCTGACTGTGAGCCACGCTTGCTCTTTTAATGAAAGAGGCTGGGATCTCGTCAAGTACCGTTACTGTCTTGTCGCCGTAACCATCAGATGTAGTGGTTGCGAGTTTAACTATATCTGGGTACTTCATCTATCTAACCAGCTTCCTGAACGCTCCGGGACCAGCGTATCGCTCAATTGTCATGCGAGATGACGCTTGGCCTTCTGGTGCGGCTTCGTCAGGTGTCTTGCCTGTAGAGGCACGAGAGTAGCTGTGGGAGTCGATAGATTCTGAACGTATATTACCCATAATCGAGTAGCTTGGGTCAGCGTAGTAAGTAACCATGTCACACAGTAGGTAGGCTAAGTCAGGGTATTTGTTTGCGTCGCAAACGTTTACATAACTAGCATCTACTGCGATCATCAGGTTCTGCCTGTCTGCCCATAAGAGTGAATTCCACCATGTCCATGTGTACCAGGTTGTGTAACGACTAATCGCCACTACAAGTCCGGTAGCATTCAGATAAGGTGTCGCATTCTCCAAATCGTAGATTGTGATGAACTCATCACGGTTTACTGGAAGAACGATCTTCGCTCTGTAAATCTCTTTTGCTGGGTTGATTCTAATGTGCTTGTCTAACTCGTCAAAGTTAAACACTTGGTATGTGCCAATTTCGTCGTCGGGATCCATCAAGTTATCGAGGGTCTCTTCGCCTACTGGCAGGGAAGGAAACGGTACTAGACCGTTGTATTGAACTTTTCCAAGTTCGGTCCATGTTTGTTGTTTTGATAGTGGGTAACCAAGCAGACTACCAAGTTTGACTTCGGCCTTGCGGATCGCCGCTTTTACACGGTTCTCATCAGCAGTCGAAACTGTGATTCCTGTCAACTCCTGATATTCTGCTATGGTCATTATCCCCTACCTATTCTTGTTTGTTTTTGTTCTAATCGGTCAGATTAGGATACGGCTGTAGCAGCGATTGACGAGATCACGTTAGGGTCTTTGATGACACCACCACGGAAGAATGATCCACGTAGGACAACTTCGTTACGCTGGTAAGCTGAGTAAACAGTACCATCGATTTCGTATGATGCAGAACCGTCAACGTCGTACTTCAAACCGCCACTTGAGCGACCTGTGAATGAACGAAGATCACCGTAGAATACGGCCTGGTCAACAACTACGTTCTGTCCCTGTACAACGAAAGTCTTAGTTTCTGCTGAGTTAAGGGTAGGAAGCAGGTCGTTAGGTACAGTCACGAATGGTGTACCAAGGATTGAACCTTGACCAATTTCGAGCAATAGAGATTCTTGGTTAGCGTCGATAGCTGCACCCTTAATCATTGCAAGAGACTTGCTGTTCATGATCAATGAACCAACAGTTGTAACATCAGACATGTCAGCTACGGCCTGAGCGAACTGGATGATACCAGAGCTAATGTCGTAAGTAGACTTGTTGCCTGTTGCGTTAACTGCTTGCTGTAGACGAGCGATAACGAGCTGTGCACGCTTGCGGTCATAGTCGTTACGGTAGCCTTCTGCAACATCAGCGAGGATGTCAGCAGCAGCAAACTTGATTACGTTTATAGAGATTGGAGTTACGGCAGCCATTTCTTCCATCTTGTCGGTGTTTGGACCGTAAGTTGGGATGCTAACTGGCTTCAAACGAGCATCTGAATTGTCAGGGCTTGATACGTCACCTAGAGCACCAATTGCAACTGGTTGCATGTTGATGTCAGATGTACGGCTCAACCAACTGAACTCAAGGCTGTTAGTTTCACGCCATTGTGTAGCGTCAACTAGAGCTTGGTAGTTTGTGCGAACGCCAACAACTTGGTTGTAGAGTTCAGGAGCAATAACGAAGTTACCAAGATCCTCAAGGGTCATGGCAGCGTTAACGATTTTTGCGTCCTTTAGGGCTTGTAGGTTACGTGCGTTAAGCTCGTTAAGAGTCTTGCGACCTTCAACGCTTCCCATACGTTCTACTGCAACAGCAGCGTTAAGCTGTTTTGCAAATAACTCATCCGAGCTAAGACCGTCGTAAGCGTTTACGACTTCCTCTTCCTTAACGAACTCAGGTTCTTTTGCCTGGCTGTCAAGAGCGTTCTGAGCTAGTTCTTTGGTAGCAGCAAGTTCGTCCGTGAAGGGCTTGATTGCGTTAGCTACGATTTCT